ACTTAGCCGTACTTCTTCAAGCCAATTGCATTGACTGAAAAAGTAAAGGAAGGAGAAGAACCTCCAATTGTGTACTTAACTCGTACATAGCGTTTGCAACCATTCGCATCAACTTCAAGTGTTTGAGCAGAAGCAGAACCTGTTACTTGAGTAAAGGCTGCACCACTTAAGGCACTGAAAGAAGAATTATCGGCAGAGTCTTCAATAGTTACATCAAGGGTCGGACTTGAACCACCGCCTGCGGCAGAATCCAAGATAAAAACAAGATCACCGTCATAATCTCTTACGTCGATTCCACTTGTTTGTCCAGTAGCAGTACGAGCTGCTGTTGGATGACCTGCAACAAAATTAACTGACTCTAGGTTTTGTTGAATTAAACCCATTTTACTGAGGAGCAGGAGTTGTCTTTGGCTTAGGTGCTGCTGCTTTAGGAGCAGCCTTCTTGACAGGCTCAACATACTCTTCGGCCTGATTTTGACCGATTAATAGTTGAGCAACATGATCATCAAGGTCAACGGTAGAGCCAGAGTCCTTACGGACTCCAGCTACCATTACATCACGGAGGATTTTAACCTTCATGTTCTTATGTTCCGTAACAAAATGCGCCAGGTTGCTTGACCGCAAAATCTACATCTTGTAATGCGATTACTCTGATGTTTCCACTTGTTGCACCAGCGTAAGGATCAACAGTCAAGTCAACACCAGACCATGTACCCATTACAAGCTGAGAGAAGTCTCCGAAGAGAACGTCGTTGTTAGCAAGCTGGTTAGAGACAAGAGCAGGATAACCATTAATCTCGTTGCCTTCCCATACAAACTGGGCTGTGTTTGATGCCTTCTCAGTAGACTTCAATGCGCCTCTTGCAGCAGCATTAACAATGTACTTAAGTGCGCCAGCATCAGCGTTTGCAGAAGCTACGTCTGTCTCCATGCCGATGTACTCAGCAAAAGTTCCATAAGTAGTGATGGTCTGAGTACCAATACCAGTAGTTTGAGTCAAACCTGTTGGCTGGTTAGAAGAACCTGTGCCATAGATACCAGCTCTGTCTAGCTCAAGAGCAAGAACCTTAGCCAAGTCACCTCTTACAAATTGCTCAACGTCGATTGAAGCTTGAAGAAGAGTTCTTCTTGAGAAATCAACATAACCACCTAAAGTTTTAGGAGTCATGTTCACCTGGTCAAAAGCCTGTTGGCTTTCTGTAGGTGCAGATCCTTCTCCTACCCAGTAAGCAGTCGATGCAGATGTCTGCCTAGGGATCGAAATATTACCAGTAAGGCCTGACAAGACAGTCGTACCTGCCTGCATTATTGCCATCCGATTTCTCAAGATGTCAATAAATGAACCTGCAAGAAGGTCGTCTGCAACTAGGTTTCCACCTGCTGTTGCTGTACCTACTGTTAAGTCTCTTTTTAGGACTTCATTAGGAACTAGGAAGCCGTTTGCTGGCTTACCATAACGCTTAGAAGCTTCTTCAGAAACTTCACGCTCAAAAGAAGCAGCTTCTTGAGCTTGTCTATCGGCAGGATTAGATAGTGCGTGTAACGCTCTAATAAAGGAGAACCTTTTGACCTCTTTGGCCTCAAGACCTACTTCGTTTGATGACATGTCAGTTGACCTGATAGGAGTGTTGCTTGCCTCAGATCTCTTAGATATAAGATCGAGAATTTCACCGTTGACTTCACTAACAGACTTACCGTCTTTAATGAAACCTTGGGTGAGGTCGTCTGCGCCGTGTTGACGGCAAACAGCGTAAATAGATGAAGTACGAACTTGCTCTTCTTCAAGCGCACGTTTTACTTCAGCAGCCACATCGACTTCAGCAGATCTCTCTGCTTTTTCGATGACAGGCTCTGGAGCTTCTACGGCAGTTGCCGTATCCACCACAGTTTCTTGTGATTTTTCTTCCATAGATGGAACCGAGGGTGATGCGGTTGTTGCCGCAGAACGTATCTCCTCTTCAGGAGATTTGTTATCAATATTAATAGTATTAGGTTGTGAGGGGTCAGACAAATCTTCGTTAGACGAGATTAACGACCTTCCGATCCCAACAGTAGGGTCTGCTGGAATTGGAGTTATGCTGACTTCGTGAACAGCCCAGTCATCTGCGATGAATGTTCCGTCATCTTCCTCCATATTTTTAATCTGATAACCAAAAGAAATACCACGCAAAATTCCATCTTTAACGTCATCTAAGACTTCAGAAGCAAATTTATTGCGTGAAAAGCGAACTTTTGCATAAGCACGTTTAGTGTCTTTGTCGATGTATGCACGTTCGACTATTCCTATGTGGCGATCTGGATCATGGTTCCAAAGAAGGGGTGCAGCACCAGAATTTAGACGACTAAAATCAACTGATCTGTCATCATGCTTTAACACTTCTTTACCAAAATACCTTTCTACTGGGTATTCAGAACTAAAAGGAAATTCAAAAGTACGACCTTTACCGACACTTCTAAACTCTGTTACTTCCGTTCTTTGATGTGTTTCAGTAGGATCTATTCTTGTCGAAGATTCTTCCTCGACCTCTTTATCTTTCTCCATTTCAGGAGAAACTTTTTCGTTTTCCATAAATTAAATCGAGGAACCTCCACCAATGATAGTTTATCTACCCAATATCATGCCTTAGTTCTTTTTTTTCTTCTAGTCGTAGGTGCAGATTTCTTTGCAATAGGCAATTCTAATTGTTCTTCAGGAGCAGGAGATCCAAGCTGATCTTTATCTAAAACAATTCCTGCTTCTTCCGCTATCTCCTTTTCTCTCGCTAACTCAGCAACTATATCGTCATAATCACCGCCATTAGAAGCAGCAATTACCTGAGATTTAGTCATATAACCAGCTTGCTCTGCTTCTCTATAAGCTTTAACTTCCTTCAACGGATCAACAAAGTGTTGTGCTGGTGGTGTCCATCTTGGCTTGCAATATCTTTCTGGCCTTGCTGAATAATCAATAAAATCAAGATCTCCAGATAACGAAGCTAAAGCAAGCCACTCCTTAAAGATTCGATAATGGAAATTATCAATCAAATACTTCTGAACAACTCTCCAATGCTCTCTATCTTCTAACAAGCTTAATCTTGAACTTGAATAATTTGTCTCACTGAAATCCCTACTTACTGTTTCAAAAGAACATCCAAAGCCACTTGCAAATCGACGAACCTTATTCTTAACGAACATCTCATACTGCTGACTTGGATAATCAATATCTGGAACCGTTATATTTTCGTTCGGAGCTAAGTACCGAAAGGTTCCTGGCTCGAAATTTTGTACTCGTTGATTAGCTTCAACTTCATCTCCAATCAACTCTCCCTCATTATTCGTCACAAACCCCATTATGCTCGCACCCGCGCGCGCACGAATTACGGCTGCTTCTTCGTAGCCCTGTAATTGGTGCATGTCTGCCATAACACTATGGAACCAAGGCACACCCCTGTTCTGACCTGGCCTTTCGGGAAGATATAAATGAATAATGTCAGACGCAGGCAAGAAAATATGCTTCCTACTATCTGTAATTGACGAAATATAAATTGCATCCCCAGGATGCTTAGTCAAAATCGCATATCGAACTGCTCTTCCCCACTCATTAACCTCCACACCATTTCTCCACTCATTATTCTTACTCAACGTCTTTCCGTCATATTCCTCATCCAAAAGATCACTCTCGATCATCTGTAATGCCAATGGCACAACAGAACTACCTAAAGGTTTTCTAATAATCCTAAATATTGCCTCTCCCGACTCAGGTAATGCACCAGCAGCCATCCATTCAAGTTGCTGAAAATTATATTTTCCACCAGCATCACAATTTTCCGCCCTACACCAATCCTTCCATCTCTCCTCAATCATTCCATTGATTTTCCTGTCCTTTCTATTTCCTCTTAGCTGAGTGACATCAGACTGAAACTTCATTCCAGTTCCAACTGTATTAATCTGTGTAGTCCTCTTTGCCTGTTTTGCATAAGGATTATTTCTAACTAACTCTCTGGATCTATCTCTTAATTTCCGAAGACTTGCCTTAATTTCAGCATCAGCACTACTTTGACTACTCATCCAGTCAGAAGTAAGCCTTGAGACTAATGCTCCTTGATAAGCTCTAACTGGTCTTTTGGGTTTGACAATATCTGAAACAGCAGACTGCCCGAAGCTATCTCCAGAAGTCCAGAATCCTTTCCACGCATTAATGACTCCCATGATTAAGCTCCAAAACGAACGTGAACAGCTCTAGGATTGCCAAGACCATTGGCAATTTTATCCGCAGCCTGTTCTCTTACTAATTCTGCCTTTAATGCTGCTTTTAACACTAAAAGTTCGCTTAAATCATACTTTTTAGCTGTTCTATTCCCTATTTTATATTCTTGAACAACACCATTGTTTAATAAAGCTCGGATTGCAGCCTCTACTAAATCGAGATCCTTGCTAACTCGACTCCTCCCATCGAAAGCTGTCGGTGTACCTGAATAACTTAAAGCAGCTAAAACTTCAAATTGACCTGTCGCTATCGTTTGTTTTTCTGCTCCAGATTTATCTGCAACAGATTGAAAGTACCAATTCCCAATATCAAAATCAGCAGTTGTAGCAGCAGGAATAGAAAACTGCCACCCATCTTGATAAACACTACTTGTAACTATTGCCCCCTCTGCCGCTACATTTGTTCTCAAATAATAAGTAACAGTCCAATCCGAACTGTCTATAGGTTCACCAAAAACATCAGTAGTAGGTTGATCCCTCCACTGAATAAGATCTCCAGCTCTAATTTGTTTAGGAATAGTCACTTTTTTTACCAATTACCGACAAAATTTTGCCGATTAGCAGAGTTAGTTCTCTTTGATCTTAGCGGAACCTCCTGCGTAGGCTTCTCTGGATTACGCCTTTTTTCCAATTGATCCCACATTGTTCGTCGATCATATCTTTGCCTAAACCTTTCAAACGCTGCCCATGAGTACACCATTTCATCTAGAGCTTCATTTCTTGCATTACTTTTTTTCATCCAAACACGTTCTTGATACCCATGCTTGTATCTTAAGACTTGTCTCTCAGCAGTTAATTCTTCAAAATAATCATGCGTAATTGTTGGATAAAAATGAATATATCCTTCTCCTTTTTCTGCATTCTTCAATTTGTTATGAAGCGTTGTTTTTATAACATCAACTCCAACTGGAAATAATTTCACACCTCTTCTCAATGCCTTTCCAGAAAAAGTTATATCTTGCGTTGTTGGTTTGCCTAACGGTGGTTTACCTTTTTGACCTATACCTTTAATACCAATCAAACCTAATTGAGATCTTTCCCTGACGTACTGGTAAGTTTCCTGCGTGTAGTGGCCTCCAGTATCTATCGCTGCACTTTCTATCTTCATTTCAAATCCATCTTGACTCACATATTGCCCCATTAACACTTCATCCATCTGCTTCCACAAATCTGCTCTTGCAGGAGATCCATAAATAACCTTTCTATCAACAAGAAACATCTCCTCATTCCTGCCGAAGCCAAAAACCGACATCGACAAACGATCATCCTGGACATCACATCCCATACATAGAACTAATGCTTCTTCTGGTGGGACTGTTACTTCATATTTAGCTTCTGCTGCTCTCTCCATTAAGGCATCAGCACCAACCTTACTTGCATACTCGTCTTCCCATGTCTCTCCTAATGTCGTGTTGATCCACGTTTTTAATTGTTCTGGATCATGTTTACTTAACTCAAATTCTTCAGCTAAATTCGACCATTCAGCATTTGGTGAATAGGAATAAGCAGCCCAAATATGAAAACCAACATGACGACCATTCCCTGGTTGAGTGGCTCTCCATTCGCCACGCTCTACCATCCATCTTTTTTTGTTATGTGGAATTAAAACACCACATTCTTCACACGCATAAGAAACATTGTCCGTATCAGATCCTTCCCAACGCATATTGGGCCATCTTAAATACTGCATATGACCGCAGTCTGGGCATGGGACGTAGTAACGCCTTTGGTCAGATTGTTCAAATAATCTTTCTATTCTTGAAAAATCTTTAATCGTAGGAGTAGAACCAGCAACTATCTTTCTATTCCAAAAATATTGTGTCCTCGCTATACCAAGCTTGATTTGATCTCCTTCAGTACCCGCCGATGCTGGGTAGCCATCCGTCTCGTCGAACAGGACTATTCTTCTACTTACCCTTCTGAAGCCTCTAGCTGAGTTGGCTCCAACTAACGAAAGCACACCTCCTGGGAATTGTTTTTGTAAAATTGTATTATTACTATCTCTTGTTTTAGCATCACTGACCAAATTTGTTAAGACTTTAGTGTCCCTAATCATAGGTGCTATCTCCTCTTTTGAATAACCAGAAGCGTCCTCAATTGTTGGCTGCACAACCATTATGCCGCAGGGGTCTTGGTGTATATGATACGCAATAATGTGATTTAAGATCTTAGAATAACCAACCCTAGCTGACTTCATTACCGTAACTTGTTCAATATTAGGATCAGTAATTGCGTCCATAATCCCTTTCTGGTAGGGCAATGTATGCCATCGCCCACCTTCAGCACTTGATTCCGCACTCAAATATGCATATTCATCAGCCCACTCACTAAGAGTTAACTTCTTAGGTGGCTTGAATGCTGCAAACGCTCTTCTTTCTAATTCAACAATTGCACTCATGCTGCTTGTGGCTCCGCTAATTCTTCTAATGCTTCACGAATGATGTCATCCAGGTGACTCATTGCATTCGTATCTAGATCAGGAATCCTTTGTTTTGCTTTTGTCGGTACACCTAATAACTTGGTTCGTGCTGTAGCAACAATGTTTTCCCAGGTGGTCTGCACTTCAGACATCGGAACTAAATCTTTTTCCTTTGCTTTACGTTCTAACTCCAATAATTCGGCTTTTAAATGCTCTGTCCTTGCCCTGCTCTCTTCATATTCAGGAATTGATTCGTCTGTAATGCTATTTCTTGTTTTTTTAACCTTTTTATTTGTAGCGTCTATACGATTCATCCTTTGACCAGCCGATTTCCTGCGTAATTCATCACGCATTGTGTCGCTATTTATCAATACATTTCCCTGTGCATCCTCCATCGCCGTCAATTTGCCCCTCTTAACGGACATATAAATCGACTGCAAAGTGACTCCTAACTCTTCTGCCGCTTGCTTTCTCGTGATTAGTGGCATTTCGTGGTTTGGTGTAACAGAAACCTTTGTTTGTTACATTAGCGTATCTTGTTACATGTGGTATAATTCCGCATTCTTACTGGGCTGAAAATATGGGGGAGGCAAAAACTTAACAGATGTAACAAATTTATATTTTCTATGCCTAGAAAAATTTTGCACGCAGACACAACC